AAAACAAAGAAGTGACTATATCTGTAATAGAGATATAGTATATGAACAGTATTTTCAACACGCTGAGAGCCTCCGGAGGCTACTCGGTACCCTACCTCATAAGGCTGCACGACAAGGACAACACCGTGCAGTACTATTTCATCAACGACAACCGGAGCCTGGTGTATGACGGGCACACCTACGTGGCCTCGACATTCACCTACACCCCCGATGTCCCCCTGCAGGGCGCAGACGGCGGTGGACGGCTCGAAATACAGGTGGTCGACAACTTACTCATCGAGGCCCTGGAAACGTTCTCCACGCTCTTCCTCGAAGCTGTGGGCGTACTTCTGGAGAACGGCTCCGTGGAGGAGATAAAGACGCACCGGCACAAGTACGGGGAGGCGGTATGGCAGGAGCGCACCCTCACCATGACATTCGAGGCGGACGACCGTATGAACATGACCTTCCCTGCCCTCATCTTCAGCACATACAACAACCGGGGGAACGCGTGATCCGGTACGACGACCTGCTGGGCGTCCCCTTCAGGACGCACGGACGGGACAAGAAGGGCATGGACTGCTATGGACTTGTCCTGGAGTGCCTCAGGAGAGAGGGAAAGAGCCTTCCCGACTTCGTATATCAGGACGACCGCCAGCCTGCCTCAGAGGCGGCAATTTACGCGTCCAGGACAGGAGCCAGGGAGACAGCCAAGGCACCGGGGACGGTGGCGGAGTATGAGGCAGACGGACACCTCCATGTCGGCTACATGCTGGACAGGGATCTCCTGCTGCACATGACCTACTCCGGAGTCCGCGTCTCGCCGGTGGGAATATTCAAGAATGTCACATACTACGAGGTATAGCATGGTATTAGATCTTTTCAAGAATTTATCAGACAACGGGCAGCTCATAACCATAGAGAGCGGCATACCGCTCCGGGAGCAGCTGAAGGACGTCGACTGGAGCCAGCTGGTTATCCTGGCCAACGGGAAGAAGGTCTCCCCGGACTACGCTCCGACCATGGAGGACTTCCTGGTGATCAGGAGGGTGCCGGAGGGTATCTCCGCCTCCACGGTCTTCGCTATCATCGCTGTGGTGGTGGCCGCCGTCTCCGGTATCGCCGCCGGCATAAACGCCTACAAGGTGCGCAAGCAGCAGGCCAAGCTGAAGGAGCTCCAGGAGGCGCTCTCGGCCCGGGACGATGTCTCGAACATACCATGGCTGCAGGGGGCCAGCAACGCCCTGGCAACAGGAAAGGGCCAGCCCTACATCATCGGCAAACACCTGTTCACACCGTACCTGCTCCAGCAGGGCTTCTATGCTCTCTCGGGCACCGACGGAGTCAACGAGGACTACTACACCGTCCTGGAGGGAGGCTTCAGCGGCCAGGCTATCCAGAAAATATGCGCCGACGACTCCGTGATCCATGACTTCGGCACAGTGACCACACCGCAGACAGGACTGACAAGGCCGACCGGAGGTATCTGGGCCTACCGCTCAGGCGTGAACGACAACCGGATCCAGATAGGACAGGCCGGAAGCTCCATGTCCCTCTCACAGTTCACCCAGAAGCGGACGGTGGACACACCGAACGTCCAGCTCCCGTGGAGGGAAGCCTGCGAGCAGTGGACTGCATATAAGACTGAGGAGTACACCGAGCGCGTGTTCATAGAGACAGGCGACGACCGGGGCTACTGGCGCAACGTCAAGAGGGAGAGAGTGGTATCGTACACAGAGGGCAACATCACCACCGAGACCCGTAAGTTTATCCTGGACAAGCACGCAATGGACGTCGAGATCTGCATACTTTTCAACGGCTTATGCAAGTACAGCGACAAGGGCAAGAAGCAGGAGCACACCAGGAACATCGGCTTCAGATATTCAACCAACGGCGGCAGCAGCTGGTCTGCCATGTCCGTCTCCGGATCGGGGCCGACATCGACAGCCACCACCGACGGCTACTTCGTCTGCACATTCAAGAGGACGACCACCAGCCAGATCCGCTTCGCGCTCACCCACACATTCACAGCAAACCAGGCATGGAACGCCGGGCAGAACGACCAGCCTATCATCGTGGAGGTGACAAACCGCGACACCCAGTACACCGGCACCAGCGGAGCATACGAGGACTGCTACGTCCAGTGGATCCAGAGCCGGATATATGACCCGGCAAATAGCTCCAGCTCCTCCCTCTCCGCCTGCAAGATCATCGAGACCAGGGAGGGCAATGTCTCCACAATCATCGGCCTGAAGCTCAGGGCAAGCTCTGAGAACGAGACCAAGCTGGGGAAAATAAACATCATCACGAGCGGCGTGGCGCGCACCTGGAACGCGAACACACAGACATGGAGCAGCACCAAGACAGCCACCAGCAACCCTGCGGCGTGGATCCTGGAGGTGCTCACCAGCGCCACACACCCTGCCTCGCAGTACTCAGACTCCGAGATAGACCTGGAGAGCCTGGGCGCACTCTACGAGTTCTGCCAGACCGAGGGCTTCGAGGTGAACATGGTGCTCACATCGGGCCAGCGGAAGGAGCAGATCCTGGAGAGTATCTGCAGCACCTGCCGCTGTATGCTCTATCGGAACATCTACGGAAAGATCTCCGCGGCAATCGACCGCGTGAAGGAGAACGCCGTGGCGCTCCTGAACAGCCAGAACATCACCGGCATAGAGATCACCAAGAGCCTGGCGCGTCCGGTGGACGGCCTGAAGCTCAGCTACGTCAACGCCAGGGCAGGCTACGTCCAGGACGAGTATGTATGTATGCGTTCCGGAGTCACAAGAACCGCGGACAGCATAATCCGTGAAATGGAGGTGGTCGGCATAACCGACTACGACCACATGGTGAAATACGGGCGCTACATCATGGCAGGCTCCGCTCTCCGGCCGAAGTCCATAAAGGTGACAACCGGACTGGAGGGCCAGTACTTCACACCGTTCTCGAAGATACTCATGCAGGACGACTCGCTCCGCGTGGGTCTCGGCAACGCCGTGATCAAGAAGGTGCTGACCTACAGCAACAACATCATCGGACTGCAGCTGCAGGAGCCGGTGGATCTCGACACCAGCCACGACTTCGGAGTTATCATACAGTGCGTGTCCGACACCTACTGCACACCGCTGGCCAAGGCCATAAACCAGGGCGGCCGCACATCGGAGATACAGTTCACCACTCCGTTCCCGGTCTCCAGCTCCGTGATACCACACGAGGGCGACGTGCTCTCCTACGGCTACATCGAGGACGGGGAGTTCGACCGGATCACCAGCGAGTACCTCATCACAGCGATAGAGCCAGCTGACGGCAAGGTGACACTGACCCTCATCGACTACGACCCGGACGTATACACCACCGGGCCATACGACCAGTATGTGCCGAACATCACCAGGAAGACAGCACCGTACGAGCCAGTGATAATACCGCCACCGGAGACTGCGGACAAGGTGGAGGACGTGCTGAACGGCGACAACATAGCACCGCCCTCGACCCCGACCGGAGTCACCGCGGTGGCCACAGAGCAGGGTATCGTGGTGTCCTGCGCGGCACCTGATACATCAGCGCTCAACAACAGCATATCGTATGTGCAGTGGGAGTACGCTCCCCTGGGAATACAGGACGAGAGCGTAACCACCGACCCGGTGTTCTACCCGATAGAGAAGACCACCGGCTACACCGCAACTATCGCATGGCCGACAGGAGTACACCCGGAGAAGGCAGACCTCGCCTCCTGGCTGGTGCGCGTGAAGTTCATGTCGATCTACAACAAGGAGAGCGAGTACAGCACATACACCACGGTGAACACCGACAACTACGGCACCTGGATAGTGCAGACACCGAGCCTGGCCTCCGGAACGCTGAAGACATCGGCCAACGGCAGGGCCTTCCACTTCGAGTGCCGGCAGCCGGCAAACGTGCAGGTCTACGGCAACGTGCGCTACAAGATCAGCGTGAAGCGGTATGACGACTCAGCATGGTACTGTCCGAACATCACATCAGACCCGTACGGAAACGAGGACGCATACAAGGACACCGCTGCCGCAAGCAACTATCTGACCTTCAACCTCACGTTCACTCAGACCGTGCCGCTGGAGGGACAGAGCGCCACAGATCCTTCACCGGTCTCCACCGTCTACTATTATCAGATCACCGCCTTCAACGAGGTGGGGGCCGCAGAACCGGTGCAGGTGGCCATGACAGCCATGCCGGTATCGGCTCGCGACGTGGTGAACGCCTGGACATCGGACGGATCCGGGAACCACACATACGTGCAGGGAGGACTGAAGGCCGACAAGCTCTACACAGAGAACCTGGCGGCTATCTGCGCCGTATTCGAGCAGATCACCTCAGGCGGCGCTGAGCCGAACCACCTCTGGAACATGCAGGAGGAGGAGTTCCGTGTCGGCAACAACATCGAGTGGGAGAAAGGCTATCCTACAGAAGCCCCGAGACCTAATGACGACGACCGGGCCCAGTATATACATTACAAAAACGGCGACCTCCGGATAAAGCTGCAGAACCTCATCATCAGCACCCTGGGCGCGTTCCTGAAGGGGTCGCTGTCAATCATACCTGCAGGGCAGACTCCGGAGGAGCATGACATAAGACACTACCTGACCGACCAGCTCAGCCAGCTGCAGCGCTATGTCAACGGAGCATGGCAGACCGAGACCGGCATATCCTGGAAGGGCGTGGAGACATCGAGACTCTACAAGGAGGGCACGCTGATCATCGGCAACACCGACGACGGCGGAAACGGAGGCGCGAGCTTCGGTTATCCGTTCCTCTCCACATCAGCCCGGGTGTACCACTTCGACCTCGACAGGCTTGACCAGACAGGCCAGAGCATACTCACGATATCAGACCTGTCCGGAGGCGTTCCCTCCCAGCTCGCAGATGAGGACTCTCCGATCGGCGGCACCTACCACATCAACCTGCAGCCGCTCTTCCCGAGGACAGCTCCGTACAGCATAGTGCAGAAGATCCTCTTCGGTAATTATTCGATATCGTTCTCGCTGGGAACAGTGACCAGCTTCTCCGTATCGTACCTGCTGAAGTATATCTGGAACGAGGACGGGCAGTGCATGCTCGACCTGAACCTGGGGAATGACCGGCTCCGGTTCATAGAGCTGAACGACGAGCCGTACTACAACGAGCCGCTGACAGGAGAGCCGTACTACAACCAGGACGTGGCCGAGCAGCTTGACCTGGTGTACAACGAGATCTCGGAGGCCCGGGGAAGCATACAGCACACAGCACCTGGCATGCAGCCTGACGACAGGACGATACCGCTCCTGGAGACCGGCACCTGGTACCACGTGGCAGTGGTGGGAACCTCCAGCAGCATAAGCCTGTACCTGGACGGCACAGCCTATACGTTCACCCGGCAGAACAGCGGAAGCGCCGCTGCGAGCATAGAGCTGAACAGCAACAAGAACCTGGTGGGTATCGACGAGCTCATGTACGACCCGACCACAGCCATGACGCTGCAGGAGTTCGAGGACTTCAGCGACGAGGACATACCATGGGGCGACTACTCGGCAGACGACGACTACCTGATGATCAACGCGAAGGACGCGACAAAGGTGAAGTCCAACTGCTTCTTCACGAAGAGCGAGTCACTCCTGGCTGCATATCCGGTGGGGGCTATCTACATCAGCACTGTGAACACGAACCCTGGCTCGATATTTGGAGGCGTCTGGATCGCGTTCGGCGAGGGCCGCGTGCTCATAGGTGCCGGAGCGATAACTGACGCACGGGGCGAGAGCGCCACCTTCAACGCTGGCGCCACCGGCGGAGAAATGAAACACCAGCTTATAAAAGACGAATTGCCGACAGACGCATATAGAGTTTATACCGGAGAAATGAACGGAGCATATCCCGTTGTCCCGGGGACTGAATATACGGCCTACAAAATACCACCCCAGACGTTCTTGGTGACAGCGCGGCCATATTCATATTTCCCCTACGCTACGGGCTACCAGCACGATAACCCTCATAACAACATGCAGCCATATATCGTTGTGTATATGTGGAAACGAACAGAATAAAAAAAAGTAAGGAGAAACTATGGCAACTATCGACCTGACTCTGGACGGAATTAAGATCCCTGCACTTGACGGGTACACTCCACCGTTCGGAACAAAGAAAGTGAGCGGAGGACTCTCCACTCAGGAGGTGAACGACAACGTGATCGCCGGCTTCGTGAAGCAGCGGCCCGTGGAGATCACAGAGGACAGCAGCACCGGCACCGTGCAGTTCAACGCCAACCTGGTGCTGAGCACAGCAGGCGTGACCCTGAACCTGGGCTCCGGCGCATACAAGGGCTGCCGGGTGATCGTGAGCGCGGCGGCAGCAGGAGCGCTGGCCTTCACCGGGAGCTCCGGCTCGAAGACCGTGTCGCTCACCGCTGGATCAGTGCGCATACTGACCTGGCTCGGCACATACTGGCTGGAGGGTGACGCCCCGGCGTTCTCCCACAACATCGTGCGGCTGGTGCCGAAGGACATCACCGAGTACTACACAGACGGGACACTCTGGAGCAGAATTGCCGGCACCAACGGCTTCGAGCTCATGGAGGACATCTATGCAGGCGACTACTTCCAGATGTCGAAGCGCGCAATCACAGCGAACAACCCGGCAGGCGGTACCTACGCACCTGGCGGAGCAGACTGGATCCAGGGCACACAGTGGGTGACTGTAGCAGGCTGTGACACACTCTGGGGCAGCGGCTACAATGCGAACGACGGCAACGACTGGGTGAATTATCACCACCTGGTAATGGTTCCGGGCAAGGGAGACAGCACCTCAGAGCCTCAGCACTTCGGCCGTTCCAGAATGAACAGCTCGAACACCACCACCGGAGGCTATGTCGGCTCGGAAATGCACTCCACAGTACTGGGGGCCGTGGTGACATCAGGCTCCGGATCTGGAACAAACACCGCGACTATCAACAACCAGCTGCGGTACGAGTTCGGCGACCACCTGAAACCAACCTGGGAGCTGCTGTCGACAGCTATCACAGCCTCGCTGTACAACCGCTACGGAAGCGCCGGAGGAGCGTCGAGCAACTGGGCGTGGACTCGGTGCCAGGCTGTGCTCATGAGCGAGATTGAGTGCTACGGATCAATCGTCTGGAGCTCCAGCGGCTTCGATACAGGAACAGCGAACCACTGGCTGCCTGCCTTCATGCACAACAACATCATCAGAAACAACCATACTACGTACTACTGGCTGAAGGACGTGGCTTCTTCGTCCGGTTTCTGTAGTTCCTACATCGACGCCGGCGGCAGCAGCGCTGGCGGTGCCAGCAACGCGAACATTTTTGTTCGGCCTCGCTTCGTAATCGCTTAATCTTTAATCTGCCACCCCGACAGTGGGTGGCGGATATTTTAGGAGAGAGAAATGTCGGTGCTGAAATCAAAGAGAACGGTGTCACCCATGGAGTTCTTGAAGAACGCCCTCGACCTGCGGAAGCAGCTCACCGAGTGGGCCATGAGGGACTTCGGGACAAAGAAGAATGTCAAGCATATCCAGGCCGGGGTGCAGGGAATGTCCGAGGAGGACATCACCGCGCTGAACGGGATCCTGGCGAAGTACGACCGGGCACCGAGGCGGCTGCAATCGGTCTATCCGGAATGGTTCCTGCTGCAGGAGATAAAGTTCATCGGGCGGCAGCTCTTCGAGCTCTGCGACAACATAGCGCACGCCAACTCGGTCTACATCGTTTACGAGGTGGATAAGAACCAGAGACGGGAATACCAGAACGCAGCGATCGGCAACTGCTACGCCCTGAAGCAGGAGCTGCAGTTCCTGATCGAGACGGTAGGCACTGACGTGAACCAGCTGGGAGACATCACAGCGAAGATAGAGAAGGAGATCGCCCTGCTGAAAGGCTGGAGGAAGGCCGACAGCAGGAGAAAAGCCGGCAAGGAAATGCCGGAAGATAAAGAGGAAAATAATAAAGGTTGAGGTCTATATGGGTGGCTTCTTCGTCCAATTTCTGTAATTCCAACAACAACGGCAACAGCAACAATAACGGTGCCAGCAACGCGAACAATTTTGTTCGGCCTCGACTCCTTGGTGTATGGGGGGTCTGCAGGAGGACAGCGTAGCCGTTCAATAACGGCGAGCGCCTGTAGGCAAAAATACAATCAACGAGGGAGACCTCAGCCTTGCCGATGTCGCAAGACAAAGGAGAATTTGGTGGGCGATGTGTCCAGATACGTCTGGTGACACTGTGAACGCCCACCCTTTTATCATGTACGAGAGACTGCTGGATCTAAACACGCTGTATGACTCGGCCCTGAAGTGCAAGAAGGGCGTAGACTGGAAGCACTCAGTGCAGAGCTACATCAGGGACACACTGTTCAACATACTGGAGCTCCGGAAGAGTCTGGAGGACGGAACATACCGCCAGCTCCCGTTCCACGAGTTCGACATCGTGGAGCGAGGGAAGCCGCGGCACATACGGGCGCTCCACTTCAAGGACAGGGTGCTGCAGCGCGTGGTCTGCGACGATCTCCTGCTCCCCACGCTGGAGAAGTACTTCATCTATGACAACAGCGCCAGCATGAAGGGCAAGGGGATATCGTTCGCCAGGAAGAGGGTGAAGGTTCACCTGGAGAAGTTCTGGCGGCAGCACGGACGGGACGGCTATGTGCTGCAGATAGACCTGAAGGGCTTCTTCGACAGCATAGCCCACCGGCCGCTCATGGAGATGTTCCGGAATAAGATAAAGGACGGGCGTCTCATAGCTCTCCTGGAGGAGATGATCCTGCCGTTCGGGAACGGGAAGTCCCTCGGACTCGGGAGCCAGGTGTCGCAGGTCTCGGGGATAATGTTCCCGACCGAGATAGACAACTACTGCAAGATAGTGCGCGGCTGCAGGCTCTACGGCAGGTACATGGACGACATCTACATCATACACCACGACAAGCGGTTCCTGCTGGACGTCCTGGAGGGCGTGAAGGAGATCTGCGACAGGCTGGAGCTGGTGGTGAACACGAAGAAGACGCAGGTGATAAGACTGAAGAACGGCTTCACGTTCCTGAAGATGAGGTACCTCTACACGGACACTGGACACATCAAGGTGGTGCCGTGCAAGAGGACGTTCATCAGGGAGAAGCGGAAGCTGAGGAAGCTGATGTACAAGGCCGCGCTCGGCATAATCAAGTACGACGACGTCGCGCAGCAGTACCGCTCCTGGAGGGGTAACATCAGCATGTACGACGCCCACCGGAGCGTGGGTGCCATGGATAAATATTTCAAGGAGATCTTCAAGAATGGTGCAGAGCGTGATGTTGAGCCAGGCTGATGTGAAGGAGATACTGGCAGATTATTTTAAGGTGAACGTCAAGAACATAATATCGACGAGGTACTCATACGTCGTGGCGGACGCGGACATATCGAAGCTGCAGGCGCTGAAGGGAGAGATCAACGTCGAGCACGGCGGAAAAAAGCTGCAGTGAAAAAAGGAGCGCCCGAGTGGGAATATCGGCAAAGACACCCGGGCGCAATTTCAGGAGGTAGTACACACATATAGTCACTTTTATCATACCCCACCCCCACCCCGGGCAACACCGGGGCAACAGACCAAATTGACAGAAAAGACAAAAAATGCAAAAATACCACATATATGGTGCTTTTCTGTCTGTTTTGTCCGTGAAAAAGCAATAAGCACGGTTCTCCTAAGGATGAGGTCGCCGGTTCGAACCCGGCGTGGGCCATTGAAATAAAGCCTTGCCGTGCAAGTATTTGCGCGGTAGGGTGTTTTTATCCAGGAACCGGCACGGGCAACAGACGGGCAACAGGAGGTTAAAAATGCGCTATCCGGAACCCTACAGGAAGAAGGGCCGGGAGGGGTCTCTGTACTTCGTCTACAACGACCCTCTCACAGGCAAGCGGCGCTACCGCGCGACAGGCTCACCGAAGGTCGGGGAGAGCCGGGAGATCATCAGACAGTTCATGGATCGCCTGACTCCGAACGGCACCGTGACGTTCCGAGTGTACGCCCAGAAGTTCTTCAGCCCCGAGACCAACCCTCGCTACATACGCTACAAAATGGCAGGCAAGCAGTACGGCAAGGGGCACATCAACTCCCTCAGGCGCACAATAAAGAAGTACGTGTTCCCGGAGCGCTTCGCCGACAAGGTGCTCTCGGAGATCACCAGGGGCGACGTGCTCGACCTCATGGCGCTCTTAATGCAAAAATATCCGCAGCACCCTGCCGCCATAAACAAGGTGGCCGACTTCCTCTCCTCGATATTCTCCGAGGCGTACTGGCGCGAGGATATCCGCTACAACCCGGCGCAGAGGCTGACCGACATCGAATATGAGAAGAAGCCGAGGGGCGCGTTCTCGGCCCAGGAGATCAGGGATATGTTCAGCTCTCCGGAGAAGTGGCCCGACCCCATGACCTACGCGGTCTTCCTGTTCGCGGCGTACACCGGGAGACGGCGCGGCGAGATATTCGCGCTGCAGTGGGAGCAGATCCGGGACGGGTACTGCCACATCGACCGGGCGTACAACATGGACGAGCACGGCATAACAGCGCCGAAGTGGGCGAAGAAGGTGACGATCCCTCTCTGCCGCACGCTCCTGGACAGACTCCCCCCGAGGGGAGACTCCCCCTACGTGTTCACCACGGAGTTCGGGCACCCGTTATACGAGGACTGGTGGAGGCGGCACTTCGCCTCGTCGATGAAGAGGCTGGGTTTCGACCGGAAGGCCAGGGCTCTGGTTCCCCACAGCTTCCGGCACAGCCTGAACAACAACCTGCTGCTGGCCATGCAGCCCCAGCTGTTCGTCCGGAAGTACATCGGCTGGACGGACAACCGGAAGGACACGCAGGCGGCCTACACGCACATCGAGCCCGAGCACCTGAGGTTCATCGCAGACAAGATCGACGAGATCTACTCGCTTGATTAGTGGGATATCCCACTCTCCCACCTATTTTGCTTTATGTTCGGAAGCGCCAGACGACGAAGCTGCGGACAATTCCTGCTCTGCGGCCTTCCGCATGAGCTTCGCGCAATCAAGCACTAATTTGAAGCTCTCGTCCCTCAGTATGCTGCACTCCCTGAGCAGCTCCTTCTCCCTGGGCGACAGCTCCTTGTCGTCCTCCCCTGTCACCAGATACCGCACCGAGACTCCGAGCCTGTCTGCTATCTTCAGAGCGTCGTCCGCCCTCGGCAGGACGCCGTTCGAGATCCAATCAGAGACTGTGCCGCTGGAGTGACCTGTCAACCTGACAAGGTCTATCTGCTTCAGCTTCTTTTCCTTCATTAAGGAAAGGGCGGTGTCCCAAAAATCCATATTACCCCCTTCCCCTCCCGGCGCCCATTATAGCACCCTTTTCAAAAAAAAACTCGATTTTACGAAATTTTTACTAAAAAAGTGGTTGACGTACTCCGATAAACGAGTTAAGATGAGGTAGAAACTCGGTAAGCCGAGCAGGAGGCAAAAATTGACAGGTTCAGATCTTAAAAAAATCAACGAGGAAAAAATCAGCCACATAGAGCACATGCTGTCCGGGGAACAAATAAAAATATTTTTCACCCGGTCTCGCACACGCTACGTATCAATCAATTACCACGGGGCCTGCGAGTACAGTGTCGAGTATATCGAAAAACAGAGGGGCGGCTTCGCCCGTGTTATCGCCAGCGCAAGAACAAAGTGGAGACCCACCGCGCACAAGGAGGAAGTAAGTGCTGCGGCTCAACTGGTGGCTGACTGGGTAAGGAGCAGAGCATGACCGGGCTGAAGACTATGACCGAATACGAGGTGCTGGAGTACGCATATATGGAGCTGTCCAGCAGAGTCCATAAGTACGAGGAGCAGAAGAAGGCAGACAGCCCAGAGAACGCAGCGTACTACGACATCGCTATCGAGGGATATGACGAGAAGCTCGAGGAGCTGGAGGCTGCAATGGCAGCAGCACTCGAGAAGGAGGAGGCAAGAGCATGAACGAAGAGAAAGACAAGACTATCAAGATTATGCCGGAGATCCACCGGCTGCTGTACCTGCGCTGGAAGGACAAGGGCGTGAATATCCGCGCCCAGATCAAGGAGCTGGTGGACAACAGCAGGAAGTACGACGAGTACAAGGAGGCGCGCAATGCCTAACATGTACGGAATTATCGGAGGCGCCGGGCTCTTCCTGGCAATCGGCGCAGCAGGCGGAATAGAGCAGGACACCATGGCCTGGACCCCGGGGCTCGTGTGCGTGGCGCTGGGCCTGGCGTGCACCGTGGTGTGCTGGAAGCTCTCACGGAGGGCAAGATGAACGACTGGCTCTCTATCAAGGATATATGCGGCATACTCGGTGTGTCGCGCGACACGGTGGCAAGGCTCTGCAGACCGGACAAGCAGACCGGGAAGCCCGAGCTGGAGAACGTGCGGATCGGGAAGATAATACGGGTGCAGCGCTCTGCCCTGGAGGTCTTCATCGAGAGGAACATAAGACGGGCGTGGTAGGTTCTCTCCTTCGCCGGTTCGAGTCCGGCGGCGCCCATAGCTGGAGGTCTGACCTGCCTCCATTTATGAACCTCCTGGAAACATGTCACCCGTTTTTGCGTATTTTCTTCGGGTCGACTAAGGCCGGCAGGAGCCGACGGCAGATCCTGCCTTCATTTTGAACGGTGCCCCGTATGGGGGATAAAAAAAGACCGGCTGCATGAGCAGACCGGCCATAACTAAGCGAGGTAATTATATGCCAAAGACAAGAAAGTGTCAAGTGTTCACGCACTACGAGGCGTGGCAGAAGGCCGAGGACAGCCTCCGGACAGAGGCGCGGCAGATCTGGAGCAGGAACAGGCAGAGGGCCCTGGATCTGGTGGAAGCTGCGGACAAGATCCGCGACGAGAAGCTCGAAATGTCTATCGAGTACGCCGAGCAGTACTGAGGGAGGGGAACCATGGCAAAGAGGCAGTTTGACGAGAAGCTGAACATCTTCTTCAGTTCCCTGAAGAATTACAAGAAGACCAACGCCAGGAAGGCTCTGGAGCTGTACTGCGGCTGGCTGAAGGACGGACGCACCAAGCCGGCTCCTGCATATCTCATGGAGAACGGGAAGAACCCGGCGGCGCCGCTGTTCGGCTACAGCACAGCGCACAGCGCCGTCAGCTCCGGCAAGTATCTGTTCGACAAGCTCAGCAAGGACATAGACCCGAGGGAGATCCTCATGTACATCGGCGACTGGAGGGAGGAGCCTGAGCTGTTCCCTGCAGAGGCTCCGGAACCGCCGCAGGACGTGACAGAGATCCTGGGCCACGTCGTGCACATGGCGCGGACTCTGGACGCGATAACCGAGAAGCTGGACAGGCTCATAGAGCTGGAGACCCTGGCTATGGAGCACGTGCTCAAAAGTGAGAGGACGACCGCCTGCCATACAGCGCTCCAGGAGGCAAGCGCATGAGCGAAAATACAGATTTCAACCCTATTGTAAACACCGGAATTGCGGTAATGCTCGACTCAGAGCGGAAGAAGATCTGCGGTATCATGGGCGGAGACTCCAGCGAGGACACCGAGTGCGGCGTGGATCTCGCGCGCTGTCCTTACTGCGTACTCATAGACGGGAGCTGCAGCAGCTCTGACTGTGCGCTCAAATATGTGGCACGGGTGATGAGAGGCTGGGATCCGAAGGAGCTGGCAAAGCTGCCGAGCGAGGAGAAGGAGGCCGAGGCATGAGCTGCGCAATCATGCTGGAGCGGAAGTACTCCGGATCCTATGAGAAGTTCAACACATCTGTGTCCGTTCAGGAGCTTCTTGACGCTGGAGTGCGCGTGTACTGGCACAAGGCCTGGTACGAGGAGATCTTCAGCGGCTTCTCGTGGAGGGCCGAGGGCCGGGAGAACACCAGGTGGGAGCTCGTCCGGAGCGAAGAGGAAATATCCAGGTTCGACCATACAGAGGTGACGGTCAACCGGAAGAGATACGAGGGAATTGTGCTCATAGCCTTCGATATCAGGGACGCCGCACTCTGGGAAAAGGTACTGGCCATACAGACCGAGAACGAGCGCAAGGCAGAGGAATACTGGCGCTGGTACCGCGAGAGCGGCAAGGCCGACGAGGCCGCCATAGCCAGGGGCGCCATGCTCATGGGCTGTGACCCGGCATGGTACGACAGACAGACTGCGCCTGAGAAGCAGTTAAGTTAGGAGGTAATGAAATGATAGGTTATAAGGCTTTTGACAAGGATCTGCGGTGCATGGGCTTCCAGTTCGAGGTCGGCAAGACATACAGCACCGGGAGGAAGAAGGAGGAGCTGGAGCTGTGCACGGACACAGTGTTCCACTTCTGCAGGGAGCTGCACCGGATAGAGTGCGAGAGCGCATACAAGATGTCGGAGTCCAGGATCTGCGAGGTTATCGCGACCGGGGACATCATCGACAACGGGGGAAAGTTCGGCACGAATGAGATCATGATTTTGCGCGAGCTCTCCGCCGAGGAGATTAAAAAGTTTAATAACTGGAACACCGGCGACTGGAACACCGGCGACTGGAACACCGGCGACTGGAACACCGGCTCCAGGAACACCGGCGACTGGAACACCGGCTACTGTAACACCGGCTCCAGGAACACCGGCTCCAGGAACACCGGCTCCAGGAACACCGGCGACTGGAACACCGGCTACTGTAACACCGGCTCCAGGAACACCGGCTCCAGGAACACCGGCGACTGGAACACCGGCGACTGGAACACCGGCGACTGTAACACCGGCTACTGTAACACAATTACACCACCATTCCTTATTTTCAACAAAGAGACAGACAAAGAGCGCAGCGAGCTCGTGTTCCCGGACTTCTTCTGGTTCGAGCTTGTGGTGTGGGTGTCGCATGACACAGCCACAGACAAGGAGAAGGAGGAGCACAAGGCGGAGATCGAGACCTGCGGCGGCTTCTTGAAGGTTATCGGCTACAAGGAGGCGTTCAAGCTCTCCTGGAGGAAGGCGGACAAGGAGGACAGGGAGAAGCTGTTCCGGCTGCCAAACTTCGACCCGGCCGTGTTCAAGGAGATCAGTGGCATAGACACCGCCAAGGCATATAAGAAGTACCTGGAGGAACATCATGAGTGAAAAGAAGAATATTTATCAGAAGCTGGCCGAGGCCAGGAACATGCTGCGGCTGAAGAACATCAAGCCGACAGGCAAGAACCAGGGGAAGTTCGTGTACTACGAGCTGGAGGACATACTTCCGGCCGTGACGGAGATCTGTGCCCAGGTGGGGATCCTTCCGGTGATGAATTACTACTCCGACAGGGCGGTGCTGACAATCTACGACACTGAGAGCGACAGGACTATCTCCCTGGAGTCACCGATGAGCACAGCGAAGCTCGCAAACTGCCACGAGGTCCAGAACCTGGGCGCGGTGCAGACCTACGAGAAACGCTATCTCTACATGCACGCCTTCGATGTGGCCGAGAACGACGTGCTGGACGGTTCCCTAGACATCAGTGACAAGAAGAGCCAGACATCAAAGCCGGCAGCCAAGAGCGCACCTGCACAGAAGGCTCCGGATCCTGCAGCACCGGCAGCAAAGCCTGAACAGAAGAAGCCGGCGGACATCACCGAGTACCTGCTGCAGAAGGGCCTGGACGCCGCTGAGTGCGCCAAGGCAGGAAGGCAGTGGGACGAGGCCAAGGAGGTGCTCTCCGAGGCTGACCTGAAGGAGCGGAAGGAGGTGTTCAAGACGATCAGCTCGAACGAGGAGCTCATTGACTGGAACCGCGGCCTGTTCTGGAAGATTGACGCGGCGCACAAGGCCCAGGACGAGCTCCTGGAAGGAAGGAACGAGCCGGAGGAGTTCGTGGACGACTCCCCCTCTTTATATGATGAAAAGGAGACAAGATGAACAACCTGAACAACGTGGCCCTGGTGGGCCGTGTGACCGCAGACACCAAGCTGCAGTTCACCGGTAGGGACATGCCCTACATCTTCTTCAGCGTGGCCGTGAACCGGAGCGTGAAGAAGGGGGAGAGCTGGGAGGACGAGGCAAGCTACATCGACTGCCAGCTCTACGGAAAGAGTGCCGAGGCCCTGGAGAAGTACCTGACCAAGGGAAAGCTGGTGAGTCTGGAAGGAGCGCTCCGGCAGAACCGGTGGGAGAAGGACGGGCAGAAGTTCAGCCGGCTGGTGGTTATCGTGAGAGACCTGCAGCTCCTGGGCGGCGGCGAGAAGGCCCCAGCGCAGGGCGAGGCTACGGCCCCGGACTCTGACGACGGTATCCCTTTTTGATAATCACGAGGCGCATGATGAAGAGGCTCGTGGTGCCTGAGAGCGCGGTGCTGTCGCAGTGCATGGCATACCTGCACGTGCGGCGGATATTCTGCTGGAGGAACAACACGGGGGCGGCGAAGACCGAGGACGGGAGGTATGTCCGCTTCGGTCTCCCCGGGGCCAGCGACATCATCGGGATAATGCCGGACGGGCGGTTCCTGGCGGTGGAGTGCAAGCGGTCTGACGGGGGGAGGCTGTCGCCCCAGCAGAAGGTGTTCCTGGACAGGATAAGAGAGGCAGGAGGGGTGGCTGTGGTGGCCACCTCACTGGAAGATCTGAGGGAGGTAATAGAAAAAAATGAGTGATGAGGTAGACAAATTTTGCATGGTCAAGGGCTTCATATTCCAGCCGTCATTCTTTAAGCAGATCAGCCGGAAGGCGAAGGTGGGCGACCGGGAGAGGGCCTACCGCTATATATGCGAGTACATGTTCCTGGGCAAGCTCCCGGAGTTTCCGGAGGACGATATACTGGCAGACTTCTGGGACGGGACATACCCGACACTTCACAAAGTAAAAGCCCTTGTACTTTCCAAACTGAAGGACGACACATCGGGAGATACATCGCCAAGTACATCGAAGAGTACATCGGGAGATACACCTGAGAGTACATCGCCAAGTACATCAAGGAGTACCTCTATCAAGGATAATGGCAATGGCAATGGAGGAAGGAATAAGGATAAAGGAGGGGGAGGGGCAAAGGATATATATAAGACTGCCGGCGCTGACTCTGCCAGGACAGCCCCCCCCACCCTTGAAGAAGCCGAGGAATTTGCCAGGACAGAGGAGATCCGCACGAATGTCCGCAAGTTCCACAGCTACTACTCAGCGCGGCGCTGGATATTCCCGGACGGAGAGCCGGTGCGCGACTGGAAGGCTCTGCTGAGAATGTGGGCCGAGCGCGACAAGCCGGACGAGAAGCCTGCACCGCCGCAGCGCAAGCGCTATGATCCCGAGCCCACCGACCGATGTCCGCTCTGCGGATCCGAGGACATATCCTTCCGCCATGACTACGGTATCTGCAAGGGCTGCGGCAAGGGCCTCAACTGGGACTACTACAACCGGGAGTGGAAGGAGCAGAAGGAATGACACCCGAGCAGTGCGTGGATCGGCTCGTCGCCAGGATATCTGTCTGGCAGCCCCTGGAGGATCTCCTCTCCAGCAACAGGGCCCTGCAGCAGGACGCCCTCGCGTTTCTCCGGGGAAAGTTCGACAGGTGGTCGCCCTTCCCTCCTCCCGAGTGGATCACCGAGTGCATGTGCGCCATGACCCAGGCCGAGCTCGACAAGCTCATGGCCTTCCCCTCGGCGAGGGAGGCGTTCGAGTGGCTGCTCTGGTACAGATCCGAGCGGAGGCGCACTCTCTTCCTGAAGCCCGACCCCGAGCCGAAGCGGAGGAAAGACCGCAGGGGAAAGCGCGTACCGCCTGAGGAGCAGGCAGAACGTATCGCCCTCGCCCCGACCATGGACGCCAGGGAATTTGCCGAGCACTTCGGCATAGGTCTGAAGGCAGCATACTACTGGAACGCAGCCAACGGCTTCCTGCTGAAGAAACGCCCCTACGGAACCAACAGCCCGTACGGATCCGAGAGGAGGAAGGACTTCACCAGGCGGAAGGAGGCCCTCGTCCCCACCATGACCCGGAAGGAGTTCGCGGAATATTTCCACGTCTCCGAGGCTGCAGCCTACCAGTACGCCAGGAGGCACGGCCTTGCCTTCAGGGGGGAGAATTGAACGGAGAGCTCCTCCTCGCGTTCAGTGAAGACAGGATAATTGTCCTTCCGAAGGATCTCCCCTTCTTCGAGAACCCCAGGAACGACAACGAGGTGCTGCTCTCCTGCCAGCATGACTGGCTCGTCGGCAACGACAGGAGCGCAAGGGACAGGCTGTGGATCCTGGCCTACAGGATAGCCAGGAGAATGATAACCGCCAAGCTCACCCAGAAGGGCGTCACCTTCGACGATGAGCTGCTCCATGACAAGGCTGTCGAGGCGGTCGAGTATGTCCTGCGGAGGTACGAGTACGGCTGGTACGTCCGGAAGGCATATCTCAGGGCGATCAAGTGGGGCGTGGTTCACGCTCTCTTCCACCGGACGAAGGCCCAGGAGCTGGAGGTGCTGGTGGACGAGGAGTCGATGAACCGGCTGTCGGAGCAGAAGGACGACGGCCCTGCACTCATCGAGGTCGAGGGTATGACCAGGGACGAGGCTGTAGCCAAGGTGAGGGCTGAGCTCCTCCCCGAGATAGCCGACAGAGTCCTGGAAAAAATAAACATAGTGGGAGGGAAGCATGATCATACAAGACGGGCTGTTCACTGACGAGTACAAGGAGTTCGTGGACAAGTTCAAGCCTAAAAGGACGACCGACGACTGCTACACACCGGAGCCGGTATACAACCTCATACTGGATTATGTGCGGCAGCGTTACGACATCAGCGAGGACACCGAGATTGTCCGCCCGTTCTGGCCCGGTGGCGACTACCTGGCCTATGATTATCCCCCAAGCTGCTGCGTTATAGACAACCCACCGTTCTCGATACTGTCCGAGATAGTGAAGACCTACCAGGAGAAGAAGATCCGCTTTTTTCTCTTCGCTCCCTACCTCACCTGCATGAATGTCACTAAATACGGAGCGACTGTGATTATCACCGGCTCCAGTATCATCTACGAGAACGGAGCGGAGGTTCCCACCGCGTTCTGCACCAACCTGGAGCCCGAGAACGCAGCCAGGAGCGACCCGGAGCTCGCGCAGGCGATAAAGATCCTGCAGACCAAGGACAAGAAGGAGCTGCCGAAATACCGGTACCCTGCCGCAGTGGTGACTGCCACTTCTCTGGGATATCTGGCCGGCAAGGGTATAGGAATATCTGTGCCGGCTTCCGAGGCGGTCTTTATCCGGAAGCTGGACGCCATGCCCTCCGGCAAGGGAATATTCGGATCAGCGCTGCTTGTCTCCCAAGCCCAAGCCCAAGCCCAAGCCCAAGCCCAAGCCCAAGCCCAAGAGTTCTCCCTCTCCCCTCGTGAAAAATTTATCCAGGAGGAGCTGGCGAGATGAAGTTCCTGCTCTACCTCCTCCGCTGGCAGCTCTCCACACCCCTGCTCTGGTTCTGCACCGCTATGCTCAGCGAGAAGCTCGGGGGAGCCTGGCCGGCTATCATCAGCAACCTCATCGGGGGCGCCGTCTTCTTCTGGATAGACCGGGCAATATTCGCCAGGAACCGCCGCAGGTGACTATAGGTATGAGTATGTTATGAGAAACGGAGACAGCAGCAGGCTGACCGAGACAGAAATAAAGGCTCTTGAATTGCACTACCTCGAAGGGAAGACCAAGAAGGAGGCGTATCTGCTGACTCATAATTGCCAGGAGAAGAGCGGCGAGGCCAACAGCACGGCCTTCTTCCGGAGGGCGGAGTCCAAGCTCAGCCTGCAGGAGCTCCTGGCCTACTACAACCTGGGCCCGTCCCGGGTGATGAAGGAGATCGCGGCGCACCTGAAGGCGGAGGACGAGCTCGCATACAAGGGCTTCCGCACCGGTGACAAGAAGCCGGACTACCAGGCAAGGGCCAGCGCGCTGAAGCTCCTGGCTCAGATCAACGGCATGGCAGACAAGCCGGCCAAGACCGAGATACCGGACGAGGGCGGCTACAGCCTCCACATCGTGATAGACAATGGCTGAGATTAGGACGAGCACACTCTTCCCCTCCTCCTTCGCCGAGGACTTCCGCCTCATCATGTCCGGCAAGTACACCAAGTACACCGAGGCTGGCGGACGAGGTTCCTGCAAGAGCTCCTTCATCAGCCTCTGCATAGTGCTCCTGATGATGATGAACAAGACCTTCAACGCGGTCTGCCTCCGGAAGGTGGACAACACCCTCCGCGACTCCGTGTACGCCCAGATCAAGTGGGCCGTGGAGAAGCTGGGCGTGTCCAGGCTCTGGGCCTTCACCGTCTCCCCCATGCAGGCGACATACCTGCCGACCGGGCAGACGATATTCTTCCGGGGCAGCAACGACCCGATGAGGATCAAGTCTATCAAGACCCTCACCGGCTACACCGCGATCACCTGGTTCGAGGAGCTGACCGAGTTCACCGCCAGCGACATGGAGACCGTCAAGCTGTCCACCATGAGAGGCGGCGACCGCTTCTACGTGTTCAACAGCTTCAACCCTCCGAGCGCCGCGCGAAACTGGTGCAACGACAGGCTCAGACACCCGGACTCCGACGAGTACGTGCACCTGACCGACTACCGGAGCGTGCCCCCGGAATGGCTGGGCGAGGCTTTCATACACGAGGCCGAGGAGATGAGGCAGCGCAACGAGAGGGCCTACCGGAACATCTTCCTGGGCGAGCCGACGGGCACCGGCAGGAGTATCTTCGAGAACATCACGCTGCGCCCGATATCCGACGAGGAGATCTCGCGCTTCGAGTGGAGCTACTACGGAATTGACTGGGGATATTTTCCGGATCCGTTCCGCTGGGTGGCGATGAGCTACGACATGACGAGGAAGACGCTGTATATCTGGGACGAGCTGACCCTGTTCAAGCACGGCAACCAGGAGAGCTCCGAGGTGCTGAGGGCGCACATGAGGGAGAAGCACATCGACCTGGGCGTCCGGGTGACATCGGACTCCGCCGAGGAGAAGAGCACCGCCGACTTCAGGGCATGGGGCTGGAACATCAAGGGCGCCATAAAGGGCCCGGGCTCGCTGGACGCAGGCTTCAAGTGGCTGCAGCAGCTGGACTCTATCGTGATAGACCCGGAACGCTGCCCGAAGAGCGCCGACGAGTTCACGCTCTACGAATACGACATCGACCGCCGCTCGGGCGAGGTGCTGACCGGCTATCCGCAGGGCCAGCCCGACCACAGCATGGCAGCAGTGCGCTACGCCATGGAGGAAGTCTGGAGACGGCGCGGACAATAGCAGGAGTGACTATATTGTTATGAACATCTTTTCGACAATCTGGAGGAAATTCATGAACCTCGTGGACTTAAAGCGGCTGTCCATACTTGACGTGAGGGAGAGCCTGATCTCCCCGGAAATGGAGGAGCACATCTACCTGTGGAACAGGATCCTGGCCGGCAAGGCGCCCTGGAACAAGGAGGCACCCTGCTCCGGTGTCATCGACAGCATAGCAGGAGCGATAGACGACAAGGTGGCGGAGGAGATGAGCGTCACAGCCGAGAGCGAGAAGCTCCAGGTGGCCATGGACGAGCTCACAGCCCACGCCAGCGACATCGTGCAGTACATGGCCCTCTGCGGCGGCTGCGTGGTGCGCCCGGTTTACACCAGCCGGCTGAAGTTCGAGATCCTCCAGCTCGGAAACTATATCCCGACAAGCTACGACCTCGACGGCACCCTCACCGGCGCCATACTGATCAAGGACTTCTCGGAGAACGGCAAGGACTATTCCCTCGTGGAGAAGCACCACTTCGAGAACCGCACCGAGACCGTGAAGGTGCTGCTCTATGAGAAGAGGGGCGAGGCATACAGCCAGCGGCCGCTCACAGCGACAGCGAAGACCGAGGAGCTCACCGAGGAGTACACCTGGGAGAACATCGACTTCCCGATGATCGTCGAGTTCCGCTCCAGGAAGACCAACAACATCGACGGATCCAGGGTGCCGGTGGCAATCTACTCAGGCAGGGAGAACCTGCTGGAGGACGCCGACCGGCAGTATATGCGCATAAACTGGGAGCAGGAGGCTGGAGAGAAGCGCGTGTTCGCCAGCTCCGACCTCTTCAGGGAGCGCCAGGGCGAGGACGGCAAGGTGACAGTGACACCGGCCCTCCGGAAGCTCCTCGTCCGGATCAACGACTCAGGCTCGACCGGCGACAAGATCCAGGAGTACAGCCCGACGCTCAGGACGAACGAGCAGGTGGCCGCCTTCCAGGAGATCCTCCGCCGCATAGAGATCTGCTGCAAGCTCGGCAAGGGAACGATCTCCGACCTGGAGGACGCGAGAATGACCGCGACCCAGTACCAGGGCGGCAAGAAGGTGCTCTACACCACCGTGGACGCATACGAGAGCGAGCTGGAGGCGAAGTACCGGCACGTGGCCTGGATATTCGCGTACCTGCTCTCGGCATACCAGAACGTGCCGTTCGACCCGGAGATCATCGTGAGCTACAACGACGCCGCACGGAAGGATCCCGACCAGATGAGGCTGGCCGCTCTCCAGGAGCTCTCCCAGGGTATCATCAGCAAGGCCGAGTACCGCATGAGGATATTCGGCGAGGACGAGGAGACAGCTGCAGCCAAGGTGCCGGCAGCGGAGCCTCTGAACATCAACAGCTTCTTCGGATAATCTATGATCACACCGCGCTGGCTGTCTGCCGCCTCCGATGAGATGATGAGGCTGTACGCCGACCTGGAGGACGCCATAAAGACGGATATGTGCCGCCGCATGGCCAGGCTGGGCCGGATATCGGACTCCACCAGGTGGCAGGCGAAGATCCTGGACGAGGCAGGAAGGCTCACCGGGGACATCGCGAAGCAGCTGGCGAAGTACGACAGGCGCACACAGAAGGCCGTGGCGGTGCTCTTCAAGGTGCTCGTGACAAAGAACACCAGGGGGCCGCTCAGCGCGAACCAGAGACAGCTCCTCGCGGCAGCAACCGGCTACAAGGATCTCGTGACAGACCTCTCGAACATCACAAAGACCAGCTCCGCGGTGACAGACTTCGTGAACGCGGCGACCAACCTCTACATGCAGACCGCCAGCGGCGGCTTCTCATACCAGGACGCGCTGAAGGACGCGGTGGACGGCATGGCCGCCAAGGGCCTGCACACCATAGCCTACGGCACCAGGGAGATGAGCGTGGAGGCTGCAGCCCGTATGTGCGTTCTCACCACGCTGAACCAGACGGCAGCCGAGCAGAGCATACAGAACGCCCAGGACACCGAGACCAACCTGGTAATGGTGTCGGCCCACGAGGGGGCGCGGCACACCGACAAGCCGGCCAACCCCTGGAGCAACCACGACGAGTGGCAGGGCAAGGTCTACTGTCTCTCCGGGGTGCGCACGTTCATCGACAGCGACGGCCAGGAGCACACCGCCCAGGACTTCTACGCGGTGACAGGCTACGGGGAGGTGGACGGGCTCTGCGGAATAAACTGCAGGCACACCTTCTGGCCATACTACGAGGGAGGCAGCCTCAGGTACGACGACGAGGAGCTGAAGGAGTACCGGGCGAAGAACCTGGAGCTGGACGGGAAGAAGGTGTCGCGCTATGAGGCTGAGCAGGAGCTCCGGAAGACAGAGCGCATGATCAGGGGCTGGAAGCGGAGGGCCGAGTGCGAGAGCGCTGCAGGGCTCGACGACACCGCCGCGAGAATGAGACTCGGCCTGTGGCAGGCCAGGCGGACATCGGTCTGCGACCAGACCGGTATCAGCCCGGACTACGCCCGGGAGTACATCGGAGTCCCGGACGGGAAGCAGCCGAGGGGCATAAGGCCGTAAGTGACTATATATACAGAGGGGTGAAAATGGATCCAGCAATCATTGCGGCGCTCATAACCGGCGCCGTGACCGTCATCGTGGTGATGATCACCAACAGCTATCAGAACCGGCGCGTTGTCCAGCTCATGGAGATAAAGCTGGCGCTCATCAATCAATCAATCGAGACATTATCGGAACGGGTGGAGAAGCACAACAGCGTGATAGACCGCACCTACAAACTGGAGGAGCAGGCAGCGCTCCTGGAGAAGGACATCAAGGTGGCCAACCACCGGATAACAGACCTGGAGGGGAAGATATGAACCTGCTGGAATTTGCGGCTAAATACTGCGGCAAGAAGGTGGACTTCGACAAGGCGTTCGGAGCCCAGTGCGTGGATCTGTTCAGGCAGTACTGCCAGGACGTGGTGGGCTGTCCGCACACCGGAAGCGTGGAGCCCGAGGGAGCGAAGGGGCTGTGGTTCCAGTACTCCCAGAACGACGAGAAGAAGTACTTCGACCGCTTCTCCCCGTGGTTCATACAGAGCGGCGACGTGGCAATCTGGGACGCCACCGCCAAGAACAAGTACGGGCACGTGGCAATCGTGCTCCTGGCCGACACCACGACCAAACAGCTGCTGGTTCTGGAGCAGGACGGCTTCGCCCAGGACGGGTGCAAGCTGGCGGTGCGCGGATATGAGAACCTCATCGGCGTGCTGCGGAAGAAAGCGTGATCTTTTTTTAAGGAGTTAAATATGTCAAAGAAAATGTACGCTCTCGTGAGCGGTATCATCGGCGGTATCGGGGCAATAGCCTCCGCTATCGTGAGCTACACAGACCCGGCGCAGGCCACAGCTATCCTGGCTGCAATTCCAATCGCAATCACTGCGGCCAATGAGATCATGATGTTGTTCGTCGAGCCGGAGGCCAAGAAGTGAAGGAAAACTGGCTGACCAGTATCATCGGCGACAAGACGTTCGACCCGGACGGCGCGAAGATCCTCGGCTACCTGCTCTGCGTGGTGGGCTGCGTGGGCTTCTTCTGCGGAACACAGGGCTGGGAGACCATGCTCTACACAGGAGCAGGGTGCGTGCTCGGCAAGTGCCTGAGGGAGAACACATGAGGCGTGCGCTCATCGACGTGGCCTTCAACAACGAGCTGCGGAAGGTGCTGAAGAAAAGCTACGACCGCACTATCGACGTGCAGTTCGGAGTCTACACCGGCCCGGACTTCACCGGCTGGCTGACAGTGAACCTGAAGCCCTCGCACGGCTGGAGGGACTGGCTCGTCAACCTGCTCGCCCTGAAAGGCTGCCAGGGAGCGCACCTGGGCTACTGGAAGGAGGTGCTCAGATACTGGAGCGACTTCCGGACTGTGATAGAGAGCACACCGGAGCTGGCAGAAGCCAAGGCGAAGGGCGTGCTGATATCCGGGCGCAGCAAGGGAGGGGCCGAGGCGCTCCTCCTGGGCGCCCTGCTCTGGAGGCCGAACCTTCCGCTGCTGATCGGAGCGATAGAGCCTCCGATGTGCGTGGACAAGGAGCTCGCCGCACAGCTGGACGAGAAGGTGGGGAAAGAGAACATACACTGGACGGTGTACCGGAACGACATAGTGCCGGGAGTTCCGCCCTGGTTCACGTTCCCCGGGGTGAAGCACCAGATCGGGAAGAGGGGGCTGGGGCTCTCCTTCCGCGACCATGTAAGAAGCACCACCGAGGAGGAGCTGATATATGCCGGACTCGGCTGGTAAGAAGCGGAATTACCGGGAGGGCACCACGAAGCACTACTCCTCGATGAGCGACGAGGACATCGCGTTCATGAGGGAGAAGTACAGGAACGGCGTGCCGCCCGAGATCATAGACCACCTGGCCTGGAAGCTGGCAGGTGCGCTCGTAGAGGAGGGAAGATGTGGGGAAATGCTGGACGAAGATTAAGAATATTTTGGCTGCTGTTGGTGCTGCTTTTATTGCGGCCCTGCTGTTTGTTCTCGGACGTGGTGTTCTCGGACGCGGAAGTGACAGCGCTGAAGACATCATTGCAGACGGCAAAGAAAGAGCTGAAAGAGCAGCAGACGCAGATAGAAGGGCTGCAGAGCACGTTGAGCGAGCAGAGGAGCGAGCTGAAGAGTGCCAGGGAGCAGCTCGTGACATCGCAGAAGGAAACAGAAGAGCTTCAGACGCAATTGACGAAGCTCTCGAAATCATTGAAAGAGCTGAGAAGCGAGGCGCGGTGGGGGAAGACTAAGTGCCTCCTGATAGGACTCGGCATAGGAATTGCCGGGGGAATTGCAGGCGGATATTATCTGGCGAACAGATAAGTGACTATATATATGAGCACACCGGGAGTGCGTAATCTGCCGGGACATTCTAACAACCAGCGCCGGGCGTGGCGTTAAAGACGCGTAAAGGAGACGAGAATGAAACGAGAATTTCTGAAAGACCTGGGTATTGCCGATGAGGCTGTGGACAAGATCATGGCCGAGAACGGCCGCGACATCGAAGCTGTCAAGACTAAGTTTGGCGACTATGATGATATCAAGGCGCAGCTGGAGACTGCCAAGTCCACTCTGGAGAAGTTCAAGGACTACGACCAGACTAAGGGCGAGGTGGCTAAGTGGAAGGCTGAGTATGAGAAGGCGGTGGCCGAGGGCGAGAAGAAATTGAGGAACCTGGAACGCCAGGGCCTTGTCAAGGACTACTTAGGGGGCAAGAAGTTCGTCAACGAGCTGACGAAGGAGGCGCTCTCCACCAAGCTGCTCGCTGCACTGGAGCAGGAGGAGTCCAAGGGCAAGAGCCTCGACGATTTGTTCAAGGCGGCCACAGAGGGCATGGAGAACATCATCGTGGACGAAAATGCACCGAAGCCGCCGAAGGTACCCGGAATGTCCGGGAAGCCCGGAGAGGAGGACGGTGTCCTCGCAGCGTTCAAGAAGAACAACCCGGGAATTAAAATCGACTTATAGGAGACAAGAAGATGTCATTAGCACTTCAGGACAGATTTTCCAAGATCGTAGACGCCAAGCTGCGCTACGCACTGGTACAGAGAGACGGATATGTCTGGAACACAAAGTATGAGGGAGATCCAAAGGCTGGCGCCGTAAAGATCCCTGTAAGAGACGAGGCAACTGTCGTATCATACGATAAAGCCTCCGGAGCTTCCAAGAGCTACACAGCAGGCTCATTCATCAGCGTGTCTATCGACAAGGACAAGGCAGTGAACGAGGTGCTCGACGGCTACGCTGCAGACGCAGTTCCTGACAACATCGTGGCAGACCGCCTCGACGCAGCAGGATATGCACTGGCTGCACAGATGAACGCAGACGCAACAGCAGCACTGCTGGACGCTGCCTCAGTAATCGGCCAGAGCTCAGCAACAACCAAGGACAACATCTACGCACGCTTCGTGGCTGCAAAGACCAAGATGTCCAAGGCAAAAGTGCCAGCTACAAACAGATTTGCACTGGTGAACCCAGACGCAATGGCACTGGTGCTCCAGAGCTCCGAGTTCATCGCAGCTTCCGCACTCGGCGACGAGGTTAAGCAGAGCGGCGCTGTAGGACGGATCGCAGGTTTCCTCGTATTCGAGGACGCAACACTCCCAGACCATGCCAACATCATCTTCGGACACCCGGACTGGTGCTGCAGAATTGAGGAGTGGCAGGTTCCTGTCAAGCTGCAGAGCCTCGACGGCTCCGGCACTTACATCGGAGCTTCCGCTATCCAGGGTAGAAAAGTTTACGCCCATAAAGTAACCAACAGCGCTGCTGTAGTAATGGACTCAGGCGTACTCATTCCTACAATTACCGAGGCAACAGCAACCGGCACAACCACAATCACAATCACCGGCGGAACAAACACCACCTCTATCAAGTATAGAAAGGGCACAGTTTCCGACGGCGTGACCACATGGGGCGACTGGACAACCTACGACGGATCCAACAAGCCGACAGCAGAGGCAACAGACATCATCGAGGCATACGGACTCGACGCTTCAAAGGTTAGATCCGGAATTGCTTCCCACACTGTGACAGCTTCCTGATGAGGGAATAGAGAGGAGCGGAGAGAATGTTCGAGAATGTAAGCTACACATACTACCATGACACAATGGGCCGGTCTGTGGTGCCCGACCAGGCGAGCTTCGCCAGGTGGGAGCCGGAGGCCAAGGCGTACATGATCAAGCTCCTCCCCTTTTTGATCGAGCGCGAGCCGGGAGGTATCGACAAGGCCACCTGCATGGTGGTGGAGGAGTACTACCTGGCTGCGGCTTCAGGCTGTCCGGACGGCGGCAGGATCGCCAGCGAGTCAATCGACTCATACTCCAGGAGCTTCGATGTGTCGGAGGCGAAAACCTCCGGCTCGAAGAAGGCGTTCTGGATCGAGGCATACTGTCTCCGGAAGGAGCTGAAATGATTGACCTGCACCTGATAATACACAGCGCTACGGTCTACACCCCGACCTACGACATGGACAGGAACCCTACCCTCGGAACCGGCACAGTGGTGCCCTGCCGTATCGTTCCGAAGAACGCACGCGGCATGACCGAGGTGGGTGCCGTCCCGGAGGACACATACATCATGCTGGCGAACACCGCCCTCGCGGTGGGCCAGAAGGTGGTGTGGGGAGACAAGGATCTGGAGATCAGGAAGGCATGGCCCTGCTATGCGCTCGACGGGAGCACTCCCGACCACTGGAAGGCGGAGCTCGTATGACCATAGACGCCGAGATCAAGTTCAACACCGGCCAGGTGTGCAGGCGCGTGACCGGAGACCTGGAGAGGAAGCAGAAGATCCTCGACGCGCTGGTGCTCAGGGACAGCAACCTGTTCTGTCCGAAGGACACCGGGGCTCTCCAGAACAGCGCCGTGATCCACACCGTGATAGGCAGCGGAGAGGTGGTGTGGCAGACACCCTACGCCGCCCGGCAGTACTTCAACTGGAAGGGAATACGGGGCCACAACCGGAACCCGAGGGCGACTTCGAAATGGTTCGAGACCGCGAAGGCGAAGTACCTGAACGAATGGCTGGAGGCTATCAATGCTGAACATAGCTGAGACCGTCAACACATACCTGAAGACTGAGATCTCAGGGCTGCCGACGATATACAACGACCTGTTCCCGGTGGAGGCCGGAGACCTGATCGTGTCGAGGCACGACCCGTCCCAGAGCGCTGCCCGTGAGTTCGCGGACGGCTCCAGGTACGTGGAGGCCAGCTTCTCGTACTATGCGCGCTGCAAGAAGGCAGGCGACGCCAGGGAGTGGCTGGAGAAGATAACCAAGCAGCTGGAGAACGAGCAGATCGTCCGCCAGGCTGACAATGTCTCGTTCCAGAGCTCGGTGGCAACGCTGCCGCAGTTCGTGGAGACAGACGACAAGGGGCAGACAATCTACATGATGTCTGTCGTTATAAGTTATTTGGACGGCCAGAAGAGGCCGTAAGGAGAAAAATAAATGGCTAATTTAGCTGACGGCGGCTTCGTACGCAAGTATCACGTCGCCCTGTTCATCAACAAAGGCACCCCTGGTGCTCCTGACTGGTTCAGGATCGAAAAGAGTACCGACAACACCGTGACAATGAACGCGACCACACAGGACTACGACTTCATTGTCGACGAGTCGCCCACAACTATCCTGAACGACTACAAGCCGAGCCTCTCCCAGCCGATCACCATGATCAAGGGACAGCCCGACTACGAGTACTTCTTCGAGAAGTTCTACAACCAGGCGACCGGAAATGCCGCAAACACCGAGATCCTCATCGTGTTCTACAATGAGCTGGTGAGCGGCACAACCTTCAAGGCATGGAAGTCCGGCTGCTCTGTTGCAATCGACAACATCAACCCTGTCGAGGGCACACTGACCGCGAACCTCTCCTTCAACGGCACAACCGAGAAGGGAACCGCGACTGTGACCAACGGCGTGCCTGTATTCTCCGGAACCGGAGAGTCCTGGTTCGCTCTGACAGTGACCGTGCTGCTGAGCACCGACCCTGTTGCCGGCGCCACAGTAATGCTGAACGGCACCAAGGCTGTGACAAACGCAGAGGGCGAGGCTGTGTTCACCGTGAAGAACGGAGAGACATACGTCCTGGGCGCATACGACAGCTCCAGCCACGACGCCAGCGAGGTGTTCACTGCTGCGAGCGGTACAACCACAAAGTCCATTACTATCGCATAAGTCATGGATCTCACAAAAATCGTGCTGCCTGATACAATCGAAGTATCAGGCGCTTTTTTTAAGATACACACCGGGCACACGTACTGGTTCCGCTTCATGCAGATCCTGAAGGAGAAGGGAGCGGCCTACCAGGACTTCAACTACCTGTTCACCGAGGACATACCGGCACCGACCGAGGAGATGTTCAAGGCGCTGGTGGACTTCTGCTGGGAGACAAAGGAGCTGCCGAGGAGCAGCGGAGACGAGAGCAAGGTGCGCCTGGTGGACTACGACATAGACGCCGACCTGATCTGGGCCGCAGTGCTCCAGGTGTACCACATCGACCTCAAAGAGAGGGAGGTGCACTGGCACAAAGTCCGGGCAATGCTGGCGGCACTCCCCGGCTCACGGCTGGAGGAGATAATGGGCTATCGGTGCTACCGGGGCAAGGACGCCAAGCTCCTGAAGCTCCGGAGACAGTGGGAGCTCCCCGAGCCCATGGACGAGAAAAGCAGAGAGGCGCTGGAGAAGTTCAACGCCCTGTTCAATTAGGAGAACGCAATGGCTGACGACGGCTACATAAAGATAAAGACCAAGATAGAGGGGCTGGCCGAGTCCCTGAAGGGAATAAAAGACCTGGGTCTCGGTGTATTCGGGCTCAGCAGCATATACAAGACACTGACGGGCACCGTCAAGCAGCTCTACGCACAGCTGGACGAGCTCAACAGGGCCTACAAGAACCAGAAGAACGCGGAGGTGCAGCTCACCACCGCTATCAAGAACAATCCGTACCTGGACGCCTCCAACGCGAGACGCCTGAAGGACTACGCCGCCCAGCTCCAGAAGATATCCACCGTGGGAGACGAGCAGCTCCTGCCGTTCATGGCCCAGCTGGCTGCAAGCGGACGCACCGAGGCCCAGATCATGGACATCATGGCCGCCGCACTGGACGCAAGCGCCAGCGGAATGGTGACCCTCGACGAGGCGGTGCGCGGACTGAACAATTCATACACCGGACAGATAGGACGCCTCGGCATGCAGATACCTGCGCTGAAGAAGCTCACCAAGGAGGAGCTGGAGCAGGGCAAGGCTGTGGACGTGGTGGCCAAGACATACAAGGGCCTGGCCGAGGAGACAGCCAAGGCGACAGGATCCACCGAGCAGCTGAAGAACGCCTGGGGTGATCTCAAAGAGGAAATGGGGAAGGACGTCGAGAGGACGTTCGGCCCGATCCGGCGGTTCCTGGCTGACCTCATCAGGGCTCGGACGGCAACCCTGCAGGCCATGGACGCACAGAAGCAGGCACGGAAGATCCTGGAGAAGGACGCCGGCAGCATAAACGCAGACGACCTGCTGATACTGCAGCAGAGGCGGAACGACATACTCTCAGACATCAACTCCGGCTACAAGCAGGGCCTGGAGCTCAGGCTGCTGCAGAACGAGCTGGTGGAGTACAACAAGAAGATCAGCGCGGTGCTGGAGATCCGCGACATACAGAAGGAGACAGCAATGGCCGAGGAGGCTGCCGCAGACCGCGCAGCCAAGGAGGCCGAGGAGATAAAGACCGCCGAAGAGACCCGTGCGGAATACCTGGCAAAGAACACCGAGGAGAGGGAGAAGAACCTGGAGGCCATGCGGCTGGAGGCACAGCTCCGCGGTGAGCAGGTGGACGATGAGGCTCTCCTGGACGAGTACATCAGGAGCTACATCGACCTGCTGACAGGAGCCCCCGACCTGGTGAAGGCAGAGGACGAGGAGGCCAAGGCACTCCTGGCGACAATCGAGAAGCAGACAGCCAAGGTGAAGGAGCGCCTGGACGCCGAGAAGCTCTCCGCAGAGGAAGCGGAGCGGCGGCTGAAGGAGCAGGCGGAGTCCGAGGCTGCGGCCAGCCAGTTCATCAAACAGCTGGAGAGCATAGTGGCACCGGACAGGCGGAGCCTACAGGAGCGGCTTGCCGACCAGAAGGCACAGCTCGACCGGTTCTACCAGGAAATGCTGGACATGGCAATCCTCTCCGAGGAGCAGAAGGAGGATCTGGAGAGGCAGTACTTCGAGAAGCGCCGGGTGCTCATAGAGGCACAGAAACAGGCGGAGCTGGACTCCATAGCGGAGCTGAAGCAGGCACGCAAGGATCTGGCCAAGGAGAGCCTGGACAGCCTGGCCTCCACAGTGAACACCTTCTCCAGCATAGCCAAGGAGAACAGCGAAGCGCGGCTTGACGTGCGCATAGCCGAGATAGAGGCCGAGGAGCTCTCCGAGGAGGAGAAGAACAAGAAGATCCTGGAAGCCCAGAAGAAGGCCGCAAGGGAGCAGTACCGCATAGAGCTCTGGCAGTGGACTGTATCGAGCCTTCAGGCGGCTGCGAACATCGCCGAGGGTATCTCGAAGTGCTTCGCGCAGCAGGGCCCGTACGGCTTCATAACATCAGCACTGGTGGCAGCAGCCGGAGCGGCGCAGATCGCGACAATAATCGCCAGCAAGCCGCAGCCTCCTGCCTTCGCGACAGGCGGTGTCGTTCCCGGCAACTCATACACCGGGGACAGGGTGCAGGCTATGGTGAACAGCGGCGAGATGATACTCACCCGGCAGCAGCAGGCCCGGCTCTTCGACATAGCCAACGGCGCCGGATCCGGAGAGACCAACATCAACATCAAGAATTACAGGGCCAACGATGTGGACGTGACCACCAGCGTGAGCGGACACGACATCGAGCTGATCATAGACAAACGCGTGAGCGCCAGCATGGCTGCAGGGCGCTACAACAAGGCGTACGGCATAATGCAGAACAACTACGCCGGGCAGCGGATAACAAACTGAGGAGGACGACATGGCAGTATCATGGCCAGCAGCAGTAAACACTAAAGCGTATGGAATGGACACCGGCTATGAGGACAACACCGAGGTGATCCAGATGAAGTCCGGGCGCCGCGTGGTGTACCTGAGGAACAGCGCACCCCGGCGAGTGTTCTCCTTCAGCCTCACCATGAACGACCAGGGTGCTGACTCTGAGTACAAGACCTTCCTGTCCTGGTATGCGAACACAGCGAAGAGCGGCTCCGAGACATTCCTCTTCCCGAACCTCATCACCCACAGCGGCAACGCCGAGTACATGTTCAACGGCACACCGAGCGCACGGGGGCAGAAAAACAAAGAAGTGACTATATCTGTAATAGAGATATAGTATATGAACAGTATTTTCAACACGCTGAGAGCCTCCGGAGGCTACTCGGTACCCTACCTCATAAGGCTGCACGACAAGGACAACACCGT